ATAGAAGGAACACTATTTACAATTTGGCTTTTTATCTTATACTATGGTAAAGTTTGGATAGACAGCAGATTTTCTAAGAAGGAGTGCAAGTGCTCACAGCGTTAATAGGACCGATAGCTAACTTAGCTGGAACTTGGTTTGAAAACAAAGTTGCTAAAACAAAAGCAGATGGTGAGGCTAAAGTCGCAGAGGCAAGAGCTCGTGCTACTGTTGCAGAGAAGGTTGCGGCAGGTGAAGTTGCATGGGAAGGCAAGATGGCTGATGCTACTGATGGATCTTGGAAAGATGAATTTGCCTTATGTGTCCTCTTAGCTCCCGCAATTTTAGTTTTCATTCCGGGCATGACAGAATATGTAAGAAATGGCTTTGAAGTATTAAACACTTTACCAGAATGGTATCAATATTTATTATTTATAGCTATATCCGCATCTTTTGGTATAAAGGGTGTAGGTCAAGCAGCAAAAATGTTAAGAAAAAAATAAGGAGATCTAAATGGGTAATAAATCAACTACAGGAAGTTTTTTTGGTGACATAGTTAAAGCTACAAAAGCAGGTGGTGCGAGTTCTATGACTAAAACTGTAAAAGTCAAAGCAGGTGATAGTTTAAGTAGTATAGCGAAAGCTAATAACACTACATTACAAAAATTAATGAAATTAAATCCCAAGTTTAAGACAGGACAAGATAAAGGTACTCCGACAAAAGGAACCAAGCAACAAAAATTAATGAAAGTTGGAAGTTCAGTAAAAGTTCCTGATCCTCATACATTTAAAAAGGGTAGGTTAAGTCCGTCTGTTTCCAAAAATAAAAAAGATGTTTATAAGAAGACGACTAAAAAAGAATTTAAAGAAATGAATGTGCCTTTAAAGAAGAAAAAATAATGAAAAGAAAAATTGGCAAGATAAAAAAGGTTATTAAGGGTTTGGAGAAAGCATCTAAGTCACATTCTAAACAAGCAAAATCATTAAAAAAAGTTATAAAGAAAACATAATGGAATCATTTATAGGAAATAATTTTTTTCAAAATCCATTTGGGGGTGGCATGAATCCAATGGGTGGTGGAGGCGGTGGTGTCTTAGAAAACATACAGCAACAAGTCACTAACAATGGTCAAGTCTTACAATCTTTACAAGGTGGTATTGGTGGATTGCCTAGTGGTAATTTACCTACTGGTGGTATTGGTGGTGCATCTTTTGAACCAGCTACTACTCTTCCTCCAGTTCCTTTTACCACTGTTGGTGATACTGCTGAAGTAGCCAACGTAGGTAATCAACAAGAGGGTATGCCAGTTGGTAATGTAGGTTTTACAGACGATCAATTAAGAGCCGACTATGATAAAGCAGTAGAAGATGCGAGACGACAAAGAGCCGAGGGTTTTATGGGCAGAGTTGTACTTCCTGGCGAAATGCCTTTTGAGGATTTTAAACAGAATCACATAGCTTTTGCCAATTCAGGTCCACTACTACAAAAAGAAATGGATTTTTTTAATATAGCAAAGGCAGAACAGAATCCAGGAATGGACTATTCACAATTCACACCTACGATTGGAAATTTATATGATGATACTTACACGGGTTCTCCACAAATACTAGATAATGATAGACTCGGGGATGGTTCTACCTTTATTGATCAACAAATATTTAATGCTGGGTTTAGACCGGGTACTACACAACTTACAAATGCAGGTAATAGAGGATATACTGGTGGAGGTTCACCTCCAGTATTTAATAATGGTGTAAATATAAATCAAAATCAAACTTCTGGTATGGATCCACTATTCGGCAGAGCTTTTGCAGGGAAACCAATATAATGGCTAGAGTAAAACAATTTGCAGATGATTTAGGTATAAGTAAGAACAAAGCTAAGAACTTAATTAACAAAGGTCGCAGTCGCAAGGACGGTGGATCACAAATCTTGGAGAGTGTAATGAAGCCAAAGAAATACAAAGCAGGTGGTTCAGAAACAAAGCCTAAAGCACCTGTAGCTAAAGTTAAAAAAACAAAACTAAAAAAAATAGTGAAAGAAAAAGATAAATTTAGAGCAGATACAACTGAATCTTTGGATAAAGAATTTAGTAAAAGAGTTGCTAAAGCTAACAAGAAAAAAGACGGTGGCTTTCCAGATTTAAGTGGTGATGGAAAAACAACAATGAAAGATGTTTTAATTGGTAGAGGTGTTATTGAAAAAGCAGCAGGCGGTCCTGTGAAAGTAAGAAGAGCCGAGCCAAAAAGAGCCGAGTCAAGAAGAAGACCACAAGCATCACCTAGCAGGAGACAAAAACCAAAAGAAACACTTGTTCCTTTTAAGGGTGTTTTAAAAACAAGTGAAGGTGAAAAATTAAGAAATGTTGATGGTAAAACTTTTGTTGTAAAGCCACCAAAATCTAATAAGCAAAAAGCAAAGAAAATGCGTGGTGGTGGTATGGCTATTCAAGGAACTGGATTTAAAGGGATTCGCTAATGGATGAAGATGATTACAGCGATTCCTTAGAAGAATCAGGGGGAGCTAATTTCTCTGAAAACTATAGTTTTGCTGATGACACTGAAGGTGCCAATAACGCTTCTAATTTTAACAATTATGATTATGGTGGTTCGACTACTCCTGGTACAGCGACTATAACCGATACTGGTACTGATATGTTCGGTGGTGGTGGTGCGGGAGACTTTGGTTTTGGTTTTAACCGAAATGCAGGAAAAGGCATTGAGGGGATTGACCCAACTTATCAAAGTAACTTTCAAAGTAAAAACTTATTAAATGATCAAATGGCTAACTATTACACCAAGATGAGGGGTGCAACAGATACTAATCCTTATCCTGATTCTTTTTTCTCAAGAATGTTTGGCGTTGATAAGGTTAACTATACCAACATTTTAGGTGGTAAACAGGGTGTAAAACAAGTAAACGACCTTAGAGCAAGACAAGCTTTCGGTCTTCCTTCATTGAAGACAGGAGAATCATATCAAGCTGGAGACTATTATATAGGTCAGCCTACAAACATGGGCGAGGTAAAATCTATTGAAAAGCCTGGTTTGGGAATCATGAGTATGTTTCCAGGAGGAGCGGCTCTTAGTGCAATGATGCCAACAAAAGGACTACCTGTGAATGATCCTCGTTATCAACAAATAATGAATGATCGAGCCGAAGAAGCGAAGGAGCCGAGTGTTTTTGACGGAGTTACTGATTATTTGAAAAATATGTTTGGTATAGATAACACACCTAAACCAGTTGCTTCACCAGTTGACAGAGTTAAAGTTAACGAGCTTGCTCCTGTTGTTAATCCTTTTGATGATTCTACACTAGCAGATGCTTCTTTATCTCAAAAGTTTAGAGCTTTAGGTGATGAAGTACAACAATATGTTGGGCCAGACGGCAAAGAAGTTTTTGGTGGCACATTAAAATTTAATCCAAATATTGGAATAGATAAAGGACCAGAGGCACAGTATAACTATCCAATATCTAACATTTTGGATAGAGCTTTTGGATAAACATGTACATAACTGATTTTTTAAACAAGTATAAAAAAGATTTACAAACTAGAATTGAAGATATAAGTATTTCCTTGACCAGTGGTAGTGCGTCTGATATTGGTCATTATAAAGCAATGGTAGGTGAAATACAGGGACTCACTTATGCGTTGGAACATATACAAACCCTGCTGAAGAAGGTTGACGATGACTCTAATAGTACCAGAATACGTTCTAGCACAGAGGAACGCTAAGAAAAAAGCCGAAGAAGAAGCAAAAAAACTAAACTTAACACAAAGAATACCACAACCCACAGGCTGGCGAATATTAGTTATGCCTTATATGGGTAAAGAAAAGACTGATGGTGGTATTTATGTACCAGATCCAGTAAGAGAACGAGAGGCACGAGCTACGGTCACTGCATATGTGGCGAAAGTGGGACCTCTTGCATATAAAGATATAGACAAATTTGGAGAAGAAGGAGCGTGGTGTAAGGAAGGCGATTGGGTTTGCATTGGTCGTTACGCTGGTTCACGATTCCAAATAGAGGGTGGGGAAGTTAGAATAATCAATGACGATGAAGTCATTGCAACCATTGTCGATCCAGACGACATAAAAACATACGGAGCTTAGTATGCAAGAAGAAAAACTAAAGGTAGAAGAAGTCGAAGAAGAAGGACAAGAAATAGAGGTTGATGATTCTGAAGGAGATGTTCAACCAGAATCTAATGAAAACAAACCTGCTGTCGAAGTTAAGAAAGAAAAAGAAGAAGACGATCTTTCGGATTATTCTCAAGCAGTAAAAAAACGTATTTCAACACTCACTTATAAATTTAGAGAAGAAGAAAAGCAAAGACAAGCCGCTGTTGAATTTGCTGAATCTGTAAAAAAACAAAACGATGAATTAAAATCTAAGTTAGATAAACTAGATAATACTTATGTTGGTGAGTTTGACACAAGAGTTCAATCTCAATCAATCGCTGCAAAAGAGGCTTATAGAAAAGCAGTTGAAGATAATGATGTTGATGCTATGTATGAGGCACAGCAAAATATATCAAGAATTGCTATGGAAGAGGCTCGCCTTAATCAGTTAAAAACAAGAAAAGAAGAGCAGATAAAAGAAGCTGAGAAAGCACCAGCAGAACAACCTCAAGCACAACAGCCTCAAGCACAACCAAAACCAGACCCTAAAGCAGAAGAATGGGCAAAGAAAAACACATGGTTCGGGCAGGATCAGACCATGACATATGCTGCTTTTGGTCTACATAAGCAATTAATTGAAGAAGAAGGGTTTGACGCAACGTCAGATGACTATTATACTGAACTAGATAATAGGATTAGATCGGAGTTTCCGCATAAATTTCAAGAAACTCCTAGAAAATCTAATAGTCCCAGAGTCGCCTCTGCTGGGACAACGGCTTCAAAGTCGTCATCACCAAAGGGACGCAGAACAGTCAAGTTGACTGCTTCGCAGATCGCTATTGCGAAACGGCTGAATGTTCCGCTGGAAGAATATGCTAAGTATGTGAAGGAGTAGAAACATGGCAGAAAAGAGAATAACACGAGAGAGTGAATCTCGTGCAAAGACCCCGGCAAGAAGAAAGCCGTGGGCACCACCGTCAAAATTGGCTATGCCAGACGCACCCGCTGGGTACAAACATCGTTGGATTAGAACTCATTTAAGAGGTGAGGATGATAAAACGAATATGCACTCAAGACTTCGGGAAGGCTG